TGAGCCTGTCCGCCCCTACGGTGTGCCCCTTGGGCAGCCAGCGGACCTCGGCCAGAGGGGCCTCTCCGAAGCCCACGGGGCGCAGCCCGTCCCCCTGGCTCCGGCGGCACCGGCCCAGCAGGACGGAGCCGGCCCGCACCGCGTCCAGCCGGGCCTCGTCGAAGTGCATCAGGGCATAGGAGCCGGCGGCGTGGACGGTGCCCGTCTCAAAGCCGGCGGCATGGATGGCGTCCAGCACCTGGCGGAACTGCCGGAGCTGTGCGCCCACCTCCGGGCCCTTGGGGGACACGGCGTGGAGCTGGGTGTAGATGCCGGAAAGGGCCACGTTGGGCAGCGAGCGGTAGGCCAGCAGGATCTTCTCCGGCTCCCCAATCAGAAAGCCGCCGAAGCCCATGCCGGTGTCCACCTGGATGTGGGCCTCCGCCACAGTGGAGCGGTTTTCCGCCACCGCGTTCAGGGCCAACCCGGTGTCCACAGAGGAGATGGTACATACCACATTCAGGTCCACCAGCCGCTCCAGCTCCTCCCGGTCCACCGTGGCCCGGAGCATCAGGATCTCCTCATCTTCAAAGCCGGCCTCCCGCAGGGCCTGGGCTTCCTCCACCGTGCCCACAGCGAAGCGGCTGATCCCCTCGTCCCGGATCAGGCGGGCCAGCTCCGTCAGACCGGCGCCCCCGCCGTCTCCGGTGAGCACGCCGTACAGCGCCGCGCCCCTGGCGCGCTCTTTGATGACCGCCATGTTGGCACGGACAGCGGCTTTCTCAATGATCAGCTTGCGCATGGTGGATGGCTCCCTTCTGTCTGTCTCCGGGGCCCGGCCCCAACTCTTGAACATCATATTTTACCATGCCTCCGGGAAAAAGGCAACGTGGCGGGGGCGGCACGGCTGAGGAAAGGAAAGAAAAACGGGAAGGTTTACAAAAAGTTTTCAAAATCCTCCGCCCGGCGGAGCGGATGTGGAGACAGGATGATTTTTCTGCGGCAAATGTCAATAGGAAAGTGTAACAAAACGAAAAAATATTTTTAGACGGTCTGCAAATAGCCCTCAAACAGCTGTCCGGCAGAGGCCCAGCCCAGCAGTTGGCGGGGGTATCTGTTCAGCCAGCTTTCCACCGCCTCCACGTCTTTTTGGGTGACCTTATCAAAGTTTGTCCCCTTTGGAAACTTCCGCCGGATCATCTGGTTCTGTTTTTCGTTGCTTCCTCGCTCACTACTGCAGTATGGGTGACAGTAATATGTCCGGGTGCGCTTGCTCTCACAGCGTTTATATACGGACCGTTCGATCCCGATATAGTCCGCAAACTCGCTTCCGTTGTCCATGGTAATAGATTGGAATACCTGCGGGAAGCGGGTGCCCCATTTCCGTTCCATGGTGTCCAGCGCACGGACGACGCTGGCCGCGGATTTATCGCGGATCAGGCGGATCACCTCCATGCGGGTGACGCGCTCGGTCAGCACCAGGAGGCACTTATGCCCGCCCCTGCAGGAAACCACCAGATCCATTTCCCAGTGGCCGAACTCCTGGCGCCCGTCGATCTCCGGCGGGCGCTTTTCTATGCTCTCACCCTTGGGCTGCTGTTTCGCCCGCTGGACGTGCTTGGTTTTCTTCTTCCGCCGGGAACCCTTGAACGGCAGCGCCTTATTGGTCAGGCGGAGAAAAACTCCCTTGTCAATATAGGCATAAAGGGTTTGGCGGCAGATCCGCGTTTCAAAGCTGCCGTACTTTTCCGGGTGGTTCTCAATCTCATGCAGGGCTGCCTCCGGGCTGTAATTGTCGTCAGCAATCAGCGCCTCCAGGGTTTCGGCGTACCGGCGATCACTTCCAATTTTCAGGGGGCCGCCCTTGGCCGCCATGTTGGCCCGGTAGCGGGCTTGTGACCGCTCCGGTATGTACTCGGTCACTTCGATATAATCCGCGTTCATGTAGGTGTATGTCCCGCGTTTGATCTCGCGGCAGACGGTGGCGGCGCTGACGTGCAGGGCCGCGCCGATCTCGCGCATGGTGGCGCCCTCTTTTCTCATTCTGGCGATCTTGTTCCGGTCAAACTCCGTCAGGTGCTTATATCCTTTCATGCCCGTGCCCTCACTTTCAAAAAAATATGGACGGCGCGGTGCATACAGCACTCCACGCCGTCCTATTCTTTGCCCAGCAGCCAGTCCACGGAAACCTCCAGAACGTCCGCGATCACCACCACCTCAAAGTCAGCCACAAACCTGCCGCCGTTTTCGATCCTGCTTATCACGTCCCGCTCCACAATGACACCAGCCAGTTGCAGACGCCGGCAGAGATCAGACTGTGACAGCCGCGCCCGCAGGCGGGCCTCCCGGATCCGGTCACCGCATATATTTCTTTTCCCGTGGAAATCATACGCTTTCATGGGCAGCCCTCCAGGCGCGTGGTAATGTTCAGCAGTTTTCTTGATATTAACACATAGGTTTCCACGAACCCGTGTTAATAATCAGCACCGAAAAATATTGAACACTCTGGAGGGCAAATGCCGAAACGCCCCCGGCGCTGTGTGCGTCGGGGGCTTATGCTTTTTATTCTCCCAGGATCTCCGCTGCCAGTTTATCCATGGCTTTTTCCATGAACTCGTTAAGGCTGTACCCGGCAGCTTTCGCAGCTTCCTTGTATCTGTCTTTTTTTCCTCTCTTTACATACGGGGAAAGTCGATCATAGTTCTTTTCATTGAAATCTCGCTTGTAGTCGGTGGCGCTCATGCCGCCCTCTTTCTTCGGTCTGCCCATGCTTATCACCTCGCCATTATAATACCACCGCCGCCCGTTTTTATCTACTGTTAGATTATATAAATATCTCACGTTAGATTTGTGCATATTGCGGATTGCTTTTTATCTCACGTTAGATTATAATATAGACAGTTCAAGAGGAAAGGGGTGGTTAAAATGAGCAAGAAAAAACGCCGACGGCATAAGCCGACGGCGCGGGCCAAAAGAATGGAACAGTTCGCGGCTGACATTCTGGCGGCCACAATCTCCGGCCTTATCGTTCTGGCGGTTCAAAAACTGCTGAACTGGTAAAGGCCAGGGGTGCGGAGGCCCGAACCTCCGCACCCCAAATATAAAAGAAATCCATCAAAATGTCAATAGGGAGGGTTTACCATGAAATACTTGATCCTGCTGGCCGTGTTTGTGGCGGTTTTTGTCCCGCTCCGACGGCTGTTCCGTAAACTATTCAACGGGAGGAAATGAGAATGGAAAAGCAAGCGAAAGTTTCCCCGGCGGTTACGCTGGAGGCGGTCACGGTCCCACTGGCTGACGGGCGGCGCGGTGTGGTGTTAGTCCTCACCGATGAATACAGCAGAAAAACAGTCATGCGGGCCATGCCTGCCAGCAGGTGACCCGCAGAAGAACCCCGACGCCAGGGCGGCGCCGGGGTTCCTTTTTTATTCTGCTGCGGTGGCCTCCGCCGTGACCGCCGGTTCCTCCAATGCGGGCGGCGTGGTTCCGCCGGTCTGCTCCGGCGTCCCGCTCGTTTTGCTCAAAACCAGCTTGGACAGCTTGGAAAAAACGTCTTTCGCATACAGCACATAGGCCGTCACCATGGCCAGGTTGGCGGCTGTTGCCACGTTGACCGTTTCGCCGTCAATGTCGATTGCCACAATATCGGGGTTCAGGCGTCCCGCTACATAGAAAGCGACGAAACAGGCGGCAATAATGATCCCCTTAATGACGCCGTTCCGGCATTTGATACGGTCGAAAGTCCCGTCAAAAAGGGCGTTCAGGCTGCCCAGCACGACGTTGACAGCCACCAGGAGAACCAGGCCAATGGCCAGGCGGATAATAGTCTGTTCCATTTTTACCTCTCATTCCTGCCCGGTGCTGTCCTGGCCATTTTCGTGGCACCGCGGAAATGGGCAGCTTTCGCATTGGCTCCGATCACAGGGGATCGAACCGTCCCAGCGTACCAGGGCCACCAGCCAGGTGACCACAGCGGCCAGGGAAAGCGCCCAGGCCAGCACCTTGATAATAACCATTCCAGCACCTCCGGCAAAATTATTTGTTGATGGTGATAACCTGGCCCACATGGATCAGGTTCGGATTTTTGATCCCGTTGTCTGCTGCCAGCTTGGCCACGGTGGTGCCGTACTTCGCGGCGATACGGGAAAGGGTGTCCCCGGCCACAACGGTGTACTTGACGGCTCCGCCGGGCAGGCGGAGGACCTGGCCCACGCGGATCAGGTTCGGGTTTTTAATGCCGTTGATCTCCACCAGTTTGGCCACGGTGGTGCCGTACTTTGCGGCGATACGGGAAAGGGTGTCGCCGCTCTTTACGGTGTATGTACCCGCCGCCTGGGTCGTCGGTTTCGTTGGCTTGTCCGCCGTCCCGCCGGACGTGCCGCCCAGTTTCCGGGCGATCATGTCAAAGTCCGGGGTAATGAAACCGCGGATATACCGCCCGTTCACTTTCATGGCGCGCTTGCCCACCTTGCCGCCGTTCATGTTTCCCTCTGTGACCACAAAGGTGCCGCCGCCCACCTTGGTGACAATGCCAATGTGATCCGGTGCGCCGGTGTTGTCGGTGGTGGCGTAGTTGGCCCCGTCCTGCCAGTCGTACACGCAGGCGTCGCCCACCTTGGGGGTGTATGCGTCGTTCTCCGTCCAGATCCCTTTTTTCTTGGCGATCTCGACGTACTTTCCCACGCCGCACTCCGTCCCGGTGTACTCCGCGATCCCTGCCTTGATGTACGCCGCGGAGGCCGTGGTGGCACAATGGGCGTCACCCACCTGTACGCGGTAACCTCTTGCCAGCGGCTTGTGGTTGTTGTAGATGTTCAGGATCTCCAGGTGCTTGGCGCTGCCTCTGGTTGCTCCGTCCCATGCGTTGATAATGTCCGCCACCTTTCGGCGCAGTTCGTTTCCGGTCATGTTTGTTTATACCTCCTCACAGGCCCGCGTCCGGTGGTTCGCCGGTGCCCGCGGGCGGTTCCTCCGGGGGCGGCTGGGTGCCGCTCCCGCTCGTTCCGACGGCCTCCGCCGCCTTGTCCTTGTTGGTCTTGATCCAGCCCATGACGCCGTTTTCCAGGCCGCACACGCCGAACACGCAGCCGGTCAGCGTGGCAGGCTCTGATCCGGTGTGCCAGAAAACCACCAGATCGGCCACCGTGTACGCCACCAGGAAAACCGCTTCCAGAACCAGGATCCTGTCCATGGTGCCCATTTTCTTTTTAGGCGGCTTCCGTTCCTGCCGCAGCGTCCGCAGACGCTTCCGCAGGTGCTTATACGCCAGCCGGGCCACGAAATAACCCAGGAGGGCACCGGCAGCCCACGCCGCCGCGGCCACAATAAAGATTTTCACGGCTTCCTCCCATTACAAAAAATCGTCCGTTTCCACGCACTTGCGGTAAACGTCCAGGATCCGCTCCGTGGTCACTTTGGTTTTGTTGTTCTTGAAATCCTTGTGATCCTTGCAATAGATTTCGTAGGCGTCAATATCTGCCAGGATCTGCTCAAAATGTTCCTGACTGTGCCGGGTGCCGTGTTTTACTTCGTCCCCGAACCGTAGGATCCGGTAACGGCAGTTTATGGCCTCCTGCTCTCCGTCCGCTTTCCTCATGGCCTGCACCTCGGTTTCCAGCCTGTCCACCTTGGCGATCACTTCGCTGTTGATCTTCCGCCCCAGCCAGGCCAGAAACTTGGAAACCGGGTTGATCTTCACCGGGGTAATTTCGATAAACACGGACACCAGCGCCACCACAGTGACGCCGCCAGTCAGCGCCTGGCCTACGCTCACGGTGGACAGCGTTTCAATTAGTTTTTGCACGGATCCACCTCCCCCATGGCGGTATCGTAGTCCCGCCGAACCGCCGCCATTTCCTCCTCATACCGGAGGGCGTCGCGCTGTCCCAGCTGCACCGCCATGGCCTTGGTGATTTCATTCTGGCGGTCAATGATCTGGCAGAGGTCCGCCACCAGCTTCATATAATCCATGGCAGCGTCACCTCCTCGCACCGATCAGCCCGGCGACGTGTTCCAGGTCTGCCATGTCCGCCTCAAAAAAGGCGTGTCCCCACAGCCAATAATCCGCATGATCCGGGTGGCGTAATTTCTGCGCCTCCGGGTCGCTCCACAGGAGATCCCAGCGCATTTGATGGCCGGCGTCTTTCCGCTCCAGCTTGGCCATTATGGCACCGATCAGGGCGCCGCGGGCTTTCCCGTTTCCGTCGTCGTTTCGTGCAAAATAGCGGTGTGCGCTCTCGCTGGTGACCGCGCATAGTGGGCGGCCTTTATGTACCAGGAACCCGTCCACAGCGTCCACAGGCGTACCATACGGGAGGTTTACGGGGCCGTTGATACTCACAAACCGCGCTCTTTTTCTTACGATGTAGGCAGCGCCCACGGCTTACACCTCCGTCCACCCGTACACGCCAGGCTCCCACACGTTGCTGTCCACAGTGCTGGTCCAATGCTTGCCATTGTGCGACACCTTGGCGTCCTTGCTGTATGCGTCATGTGCGCCAACCGGCTGGGACCATTCCGGCCATTCCTCCGCCGGATCGGAAACCGGCGTCCAAAGGCTTGCAGTTTTGTCCGGCGTCCAGTCCGCTTGTGACGTATGGGCCTGAACGCATTTATATAGCTTCCCGTCCGTATATCTGCGGATCTGGCCCACGGTATAGGCCACCGGCACCGCCCACGGCGCGAAAAGATCCGCGTGTTCCGCCGCCGTTGTGGCGTCCACGCTTCCGGCCTCCGCCATTGTGACGAACACGATCCCCGTAGCGTCTGCCGCCTTGGCGATCTCCACTCCCGCGTCCGTTTCTTCCAGCATGACCGTGATTTCTGCCCCTGCCATGTCAGGGCGTCCCAGGAGGTGGTAAACGGTGCCGTTGTGCGCGATCCCCGTGGCCTCCGCCTCCGGGCACAGCACGAAACAGCCGTTTTCCGCCTGCTTGATGTAGTTGGGGGCCTCGGTCATGGCCACGGTCGCCCCGTCTTTTGTGATCTTGAACATGGTTTACACCTCCGTTTTGAAAATCGCATAAAATAGCCGCCGCAGTTTCAGCACCCTGCCGTGATCGTTGAAGTTCTCATAGTAGGAAATCGGTGTTTGCAGCCATTGGGCCACCTGCTCCACCGTCATTTCACCGCTGGCCACACGCGCCTGGACAAAGCCGCAGTTTCCGCCGTGCCCGCTTCATGCCGTCCCGGCAGCCGTGGATCTTCACGGCGCCGGTGTCCGTCACCTGAAACTTTGCTTTGCAGAACCGGAACGGTCTGGAGAACGGAACCACTTTTGACTTTCCGGCGTTGACCTGCAGGCCCATGGCCTCCGCATGGCCGATCACGTCCGCCGCGGTCACCTCCGCCGCCTGCTTCGACGGCAGAATGGTGTAATAGTCGTCCATGTAATGGGCAGCGCCATGGATCGAAAGCTGGGCTTTGATCCGGTTGTCCAGGGAGGACGGCAGCGCCACCATTTCCTGTTGGCTTGGCTCCACGCCCAGCGGCATACCCACGCCGCCCGGCACAGCTGCCACCACCAGATCGGCCAACTGCCGCAGGTCCGGGTTTAGGATCATGCCCCGGTGCCGCTCATACAGCAGCGCGTGGGGCGCGTCCGGGAAAAAGTGGTGAAAATCCATCAGGAACAGGGCACCCTCCAGGCCATGCTTGCGGTAATGGTCCCGCAGGTGCTTGGCCAGGCGTCTGTAATGGAAATGCAGGCCGCCGCCTTTCTGGCTGGCTTTGTTGTCGTAGATCATACTGGGCACATACAGCGGCACCAGCACCTTTTTGGTCAGAACCTTATAAACCTGCCGATCCTCAATGTGCGGCGCGTCTATTGGTCGAACCTTGCCCCGTTCTTTCAGGGTGAAATGGGCGGTTTTGCCCGGCTTCCATGTTCCATTCAGGATCTTGCGCCGGCGCTTGGCGGTGCCGGAAAACAGGTGCATTTCAAACCGCTGTGTGCTGGCTTTCCACCTCACGCCGTTGCAGCATTTCCGGCCATAGAAAAACATGGCGCGGTAACTGAAAACTTCCTCAATCGGCCCCAGGGCGTCGCTGCGGGCCTTTCGCTTTGCTTGCCGCCTTGTCTGGCGGCGTCTGTAACGCGCCTCGCGGCGCTGTTCGCTTGTCATAGAAAAGTATTCGCCCTCCGTACAGTTGTGGTGTTGGTGTGCGTCTAAACTGCTTCGATCCAGCGCATGAAACGGGGTTAGCGCAATACCCCCGCCATGCAAGCAGCGTCCGCGCGGGATCATCAGCGGGCAGTTTCAGGCTTTCGCCAGGGAAGTATCTTTCCTTTTACATGGGTCCGGTTC